GAAATGCAATAATCGTGTACAAAAGAATAATCACCGTTATATTTACGGTAAGAGATTGACTGGGTTCAGTCAGATGCCACAAGCTGCTTTTGATTTGCTTGATAAGAAATTAAAAGATGAAACACAATGTCAATGTATACCGAGATTCAATCTTGACATGACTGAAGTTATTATTGAATGTTGTAGAGATGAAAGACTTACTGAAGATGACACAGCAGGATGGAATTTGGATGAATATTATGATTGGTCAGAAGAAGAAGCAAAGAATTATATATCACAAAATATAAATAATTGGGAAACATTGGAGGATTAACATGCCACTTAATTTAACAACACCGATGACTGAAACAATTCAGTCAACAGAGGAAAAGTCAGTTAAAGACATTAAATTAATCAAAGTTTATATAAGGATCGATATTAAACGAATCGATTTGGTATACAAAAAAGGTTATGACGATGGTGAAGGCGGAATTATTTATTCTGACCAAGAGTTTGTTCAATCGTATCCGGATGATGAGTATGATGCAGTCGTAGGCAGAAACGGAGACACTTATAATTCACTTCGTAATGCCTGTTACGATGAACTTAAAACATCCTTATCTATAGATGGGACAGTATATTAGGATATTTTATGGAATTTACACCACAAGAATTTAATTTGATGATGAAAGGACTTTCTTTGTTACCATATAAAGATTCTGCACAATTGATTGAAAAAATAACTAAACATTTTTCAAAAAAAACAGAAAGTGCGAAGTCTGATAAACAAGAGAGTGATGGGGGTAAGAAATGAGTTTTACTGGAGACTTAACGCAGTATCAGAGATGGGATGAATTTCAGTATTATTCTGATGAGGATGGTACTGATGGAAACTTTAGCGAGTCTTTGAGTAATCCGGGATCAAAGATATGGAAGATTAAAGACATAAGGATGCACTGGTCAACAGCGTTTGCTAGTGTTGAGGATTTAGTTGTGAATATGAGTAGCATACTTGGTAGTTATCATGATCACCTTATTGCAAGTGAAGCAATGAATGGCGTTCAGGATTTATTACTTCAATTTTCAAATCCTATTACTTTATTTTCTGATGATACTGTTGTATTCGCTATGAGTATGAAGAGCAATATTAATCATTTTGGATTAATTGTTAATGGTTGGGCCGTTAGAGGTTAGTATTACAGGAGGTTCTATGGAACTATTAAAAGACAAAACATTTTGGTTAGTTGCTATTCCGATATTGATTGCAATTATCAGCGAGATAATGCCTTTCATTAAATCGGTTAAGGCTAATAGCGTCCTTCAGATAGTTACTAACATCGGTAAACTTGTTTTTAGTATACTGAAAAGGAAAAAATAAGGCTGAATAAATGTCGTTTTTCCAAAAGATTAGAAACATATTCAGAAGCGTTAAAGAATCCGCTGTAGCAATAACTAATGTTGCTCAAGGACTTGTGAGGTGGTCTCCAAAAGATTACGAGAACTTTGCGAAAGAAACATACATGAAAAATGTAATTGCATTTCGATGTATGGATTTACTCGCAAAGAGTATAGCGTCTGTACCGTGGAAACTATTTCGCAAAACGACTGATGGACGTATAGAGGTTGATAACCATCCGGTTGCTAGTCTTTTGGAAAGACCTAATCCTTCAGAGTCATTTAATTACTTAATGATTAAGTATGCAGTTTATCTACAAATAGCCGGGAATTCATTTTGGGAAAGAGTAACACCTATGAGTGGACCTAATAAAGAAATTCCGAAAGAGCTTTATGTATTAAGGCCAGATAAATTCAAAATAATATTGAATGAGCGTGGAGGATTGTCAGGGTATCAATATAATGGCGGGATTAATTTTGAAGTTGATCCTGTTACAGGTAAATCTGATATACTTCAGGTTAAATTATTCCATCCACTTGATGAATTTTGGGGATTAAGTATAACTGAACCAGCGTCGAGGGAAATCGACAGTAGCAATGAGGCAAAAGAATTTAATATGAAAATGCTTCAGAATGAAGGTCGTCCAGGGATGATTGCTACTGTAGAAGGTAAATTGCCTCCTGAACAGTTTGACCGTATTGAGAAAATACTCAATGATAAATACGGTGGAGCTTTGAATGCTGGTAAGACAATGATTTTGGAAGCTGCGAAAAAGATCACTGTTACTCCGTATAGCTGGAACCCGAAAGAAATGGACTTTATTGAAAGTAATCGTGAGTTATCAAGAAATATTTGTTTAGCATACGGAATACCACCGATGTTACTTGGTATACCCGGAGATAATACATATTCCAATTATAAGGAAGCAAGGCAGGCATTTTGGGAAGAGACAGTATTATTTTATTTAAATCTTTTCCGTGGTGAGTTTAATAACTGGGTATTCGAGACTGAAGATGATCTCGGTATCGATTATATTTTGAAAGATATTCCTGCATTTGCTGATAAAAGGAACGAGATGTGGAAAAGGGCACAGGAGTCTGACTTTTTAACAATAAATGAAAAGCGTGAAATGGTCGAGAAAGATCCTACTCCGGGAGGTGATGTTATTCTAGTTCCTGCAAATATGATTCCATTAGGGACAAGCCCGGATACAAATAACGGTGAGGATGAGGATGAGGCAAGAAATATGTTAGTATCTGAAGGTTTTGATGATGAACAGATAGACAGTATTTTGGCAGCAAGTAAAGAGCTATATGAGGCAAAAGGAAATAACGGTAATGGTAAATGTAGCTGACTCTATTATGAATAATGTTGTTGGTAATCTTATTCAGCAATGGACGTTATTGGAAAATGCTTATGCAAATAAACTTTATCCTATAATGTCAAGACAATGGAAAGATGTTGCTAAGAGTGTTGAGAATGGAGATAAAATTATCAGTGATACTGTATCAGAATATACCAGAGAGATTAACGAAGCAATGAAAGTTAATTACCGGAGAGTATCTGAAATATATTTTGAGAGGACATTAGAAGATCTTGAAAATGCTAAATCAGCAGAGCAAAAAGATACTGAAAATATATTCTGGGATACAATGAATAAATGGATTGCTACAGAAGCAGCTCGTGAAGTTGTAATGGTTAATAGTACAACAAGAAAAATACTTAATTCAATTATTAAACGTGGTATTGAGGATGGTTTGGGAGATCCTGAGATTGCAAAGAATATTCGTACATTGAGCCCGATAAGTAATAAGGTTCGAGCAAATAGGATAGCGCGGACCGAGACTCATACGGCATACAGCAAGGCGACGAATGAAACAATAAGAAGTACCACAACAAGGATAAGGAATAAGGTCTGGGTATCAGCCGGGGACGAGCGAGTGCGTATTGACCATGCGGTAGCATCGGGTCAGAGTGTTGGCATGGACGAGTTCTTTTTTGTCGGTAATGAGCACCTCGAATTCCCCGGCGATTCCAGAGGGTCTGCAGGAAATATTATTAATTGCAGATGCATAGTTAATTATATAACAGTAAGGCAGTTCAGAAATTTTTACTTACTTCCTACACTGTTAAGGAGTTTATGATGGAAAAAAAACAGTTGGTATGTCCATTCGAGTATGAATTAAAACAGGATGGTTCAGAAGAAGGTAATATATCTGGATTTGGATCTACATTTGGTGGAAAACCTGACAGCTATGGTGATATAATCGTACAGGGTGCATTTGCTGATACATTAAAAAACAAAGGAGCGAATGGACTTGGTGTTTCTATGCTATGGCAACATAGAAGTGAAATGCCAGCAGGTGTATGGAATGAATTAGCAGAGACCAAGAAAGGTCTTAAGGTTAATGGTCAATTAGCTATTAACAGTACAATCGGTAAAGACGCATATGAGTTAGCAAAGATAGGAGCAGTTAAGGGACTGTCTATCGGCTATAGGGTCAATGAATATGAAGTTGACGAAAAGCGTGGGGTGCGTTATTTAAAATCAATTGATTTGTTTGAAATCAGTTTAGTGACTTTTCCGGCTAATACCCGCGCAACAATTACCAATGTTAAGACTGCATTTGAGACAGCAGAAAGTCCAAGAGAATTGGAGGGTATGCTTGTTAAAGAAGGTGTATCTCATAATGCTGCTGTTTATCTTGCTAGTCTTTTCAAAGATCACATTTTCAGGCGACCTGAAAAAAAGGATGATTCCTTAAAAATGATCTTAACTAAATTACAAGAAACTAATGCCAAATTATTTGGCAATGGAGGAAACAATGAGTGACGAACCTAAAAACACAAATGAACCTGAAGTACAGAAACAAGTACTTGAGGAAATCAAAACTCTTGGTGCGAAATCTCAGGAAAATTATGATGAACTTCGTAAAAGTTATAAGACTCTGCAGGACGAGCTTGATAACAGAAAAACTGTTGACAAGGAAAAAGAAGAGCGTCTGAAAGAGGATATTATAACTCGCCAAGAAAAAATTGACGAAGCAAATGCAAAAATGAATGGTCGTATCGACGATCTGGAAGTTGCATTAAAACGTCCGGGTGCTGCCGTTGGTGGACCTGATGCAGAAAAAGAAGCAAAAGAAGCATATGACTTTATTGTTCATTGCAAAGCAGCGAAAGGCGAAAAAATGACATGGGCAGACAGAAAAGCTCTGAAAGCTGATGTTAATTCGTATCGTGATTACAAAAAACTTCTGAAAGAATATCTTCGTTCAGATGAAAAATATCTCAGCCCTGAAGAGCTTAAGTCCCTGAGTGTTGGTGTAGATCCTGATGGTGGTTATACTGTAACTCCTGAAATGAGCTCACGAATTATTCAGAAAATTTATGAAACAGATCCTATTCGTCAACTGTCTACAGTAGAAACTATTTCTACCGATGCACTTGAATTGATGGTTGACTGGGATCAGTTTTCAGTCGGTTGGGTT